GGTCATTCCCGCGCGCGACGTAAAGCTAGTGGCCACTAACCAAACGGGTTGACACCCAAAAGACTCAACCATGCCGAAAGAGACGCCTCAACCCATCGCCACCATGGCCGAGCGCATTGAGCTCTGGCCGGTCGGTCGCCTGCAACCCTACGCCAAGAACGCCCGCACGCACAGCGACGAGCAGGTCGACCAGATCGCGGCGTCGATCCGCGAGTTCGGGTTTACGAACCCGATCTTGGTGGACAGCGCAGACGGCATCATTGCAGGCCATGGCCGCCTGATGGCTAGCAAGCGCCTGGGCCTGGCCACCGTTCCGGTGATCGTGTTGGACCACCTGACCGACCAGCAGCGCCGCGCTTACATCCTGGCGGACAACAAGCTGGCGCTCAATGCTGGGTGGGACGATGCAATGCTGGCGCAGGAGCTGGAGCAGTTGGTCGACGAGGGCTTCGACATGGAGTTGATCGGGTTCAGTGATGAGGAACTGGACGCGCTGATGCCAGAAGCCGAGCAGCTGGAGCCAGGCACCGATGACGACGCAGTGCCCGAGGCGCCGGTGCAGCCGGTGACGGTGCTTGGTGACGTATGGGTGCTGGGTAAGCACCGGCTGCTGTGCGGAGACTCGACCAGCGTCGATGCGGTTGGCAAGTTGATGGATGGTGAGAGGGCAGAGTTTTGCTTTACCAGCCCACCATACAACCTTGGAAAGTCAGTTGCGCTGCGTAACGGAGCAAGAAAGGGCGCAGACTCCGCTTATAACGATTTCTCTGACAATGGCGAATGGTCAAACTTGATGCGCGGATTTATTTCCAACGCAATCATGTTTACTGATGTTTCCTGCATAAATGTGCAGATGCTTTCTGGCAATAAGTTTGACCTATTGAAGTTGTTTGGTGATTATGCAACTCACACGGTTGATATTGCTGTGTGGTCAAAGTCGAACCCTCCACCAGCAATGGCTGATGGCGTGATGACTTCAGCATTTGAGTTCATGTGGTTTTTATCGTCGGAAGATAACCCAAACAGAAAGATCAAAGGCGCATCTTTTCAGCGCGGCACTTTTTCCAATGTGTTTGAGCATTCAACTGCTAGCGGACACGATGCAAGCGTTCATGGCGCAGTTTTCCCGCTGCCGGTTGCCGAGCACTTCATTCAAAATTGTTCGCAAAAAACAGCCATTATCCTGGAGTTTTTTGGCGGCACAGGGACAACTATGATTGCATGTGAGAAGTTAGGGCGTGCCGCCCGCCTGATGGAACTGGACCCAAAATACTGCGACGTGATCGTGAAGCGCTGGCAGGAATTCACCGGCAAGCAGGCCACGCTGGAAGGCGACGGCCGCACGTTTAACAACCTGGCAGCAGAGCGCGTGCCCGCCGCAGCATGACTGACGCATCAGTCACCCTGACCGCCTACGCCAAGATGAAGGGCGTAAGCACCGAGGCCGTGAGCAAGGCTGTGCGCGTCGGCCGGCTGTCAAAGTCGGTGGTGTTCGACGCCAAGAGCCGGCCGCGCGTGATCCCGCACCTGGCGGATCAGGAGTGGTCCGACAACACCAACAGCGCCCAGCAGCGCGTGCCGGCGGTGGCCCCTCCCCGCCCAGAGCCTGCGCCAGAGCCCGAGCCGCAGGCCAGGGACGAGCCCAAGACGGCGACCTTCCAGCAGGCACGCACGCTGCGCGAAGCCTACATGGCCAGGCTTGCCAAGCTGGAGTTTGATGAGAAGTCCGGCCTGCTGGTCAAGGCCGACGCGGTGAAGAACGAGGCGTTCAAGACCGCCCGCATTGTGCGCGACGGCCTGCTGAACATTCCCGACCGGATCGCGGCCGAGTTGGCAAATGAGACAAACCAGTTCAAAGTCCACCAGCGACTGACGCACGAGATCCGGCGCGTGCTCGAGGATCTGCGAATTGAGTGACGGCGCACAAACCTATCGCCAGGCATTCGCCGCCGGCCTGCGCCCAGACCCCGACCACACGGTCAGCACCTGGGCCGACAATCACCGCATTCTGTCGCAGAAGGCATCCGCCGAGCCTGGCCGCTGGCGCACGGAGCGCACCCCCTACCTGCGCGAGATCATGGACGAGCTGTCGCCATCCAGCCCTGCGCAGCGCGTGGTGTTCATGGCCGGCGCCCAGGTGGGCAAGTCAGAGACCGGGAACAACTGGTTGGGGTTCGTCATCCACCACGCCCCTGGTCCCATGCTGCTGGTGCAGCCGACAGTCGACACCGCAAAGCGGTTTTCAAAGCAGCGCCTGGCGCCGATGATCGATGAGTCCCCCGCGCTACGCGAGCGGATCATGGACAACAAATCCAGGGACAGCAGCAACGCGATGATGTCGAAGGAATTCCCAGGCGGTGTCCTGCTGATCACTGGCGCCAACAGCGCGAGCGGCCTGCGCTCGATGCCGATCCGCTACCTGTTCATGGACGAGGTCGACGCCTACCCCCTGGACGTGGACGGCGAAGGCGACCCCATCCAGCTAGCCGAGAAGCGAACCACCACATTCGCCAGGCGCAAGGTGTTCATGAGCAGCACCCCGACGGTGAAGGACGTCAGCCGCATTGAGCGCGAGTTCAACCTCTCCGACCAGCGGCGATACTTCGTGCCATGCCCCCACTGCGCGCATATGCAGTGGCTGAAGTGGGCCAACCTGAAGTGGAGCGACGACGACCCCAACACGGCGGCCTACGCCTGCGAGGAATGCGGGACTCTGATCGAGGAGCGGCACAAGACCGAAATGCTGAACGCTGGCGAGTGGCGGCCTACAGCCAACAGCGACGGGCGCACTGTGGGGTTCCACCTGTCGAGCCTGTACTCACCACTGGGCTGGAAGTCATGGGCCGAGATCGTTTCCGAGTTTCAGCAGGCCAAGGGCGACGCCCCCCTGCTCAAGACCTTCGTGAACACGGTGCTCGGCGAGACCTGGGAGGAAGAATACGCGACCAAGCTGGGCGCGGACGACCTGAAGACCCGTGTGGAGTTCTACACCCCAGGCGTCGCCCCTGCCCGAGCGCTGGCCGTGACCTGCGCGGTGGACGTGCAGGACAATCGCCTGGCCGTCAAGCTGGTGGGCTGGGGCCGCGACGAGGAAGGCTGGGTGATCGATCACATGGAGATCTACGGCGACCCCGGCCAGGCCAAGGTCTGGCAGCAGCTGGACGAAGTGATTTTGAAGCCGGTGGCGCATGAGCTGGCGCAGCCAATCAAGATCATGGCCACGGCCATCGATAGCGGCGGTCACTTTACGGCGGAGGTGTATGCCTATTGCCGCGACCGCAAGGCGCACGGCGTGTTCGCCATCAAGGGCCAGAGCCAGCGCGGTAAGCCGCCAATCGGCAAGTCGAGCAAAGTTGATTTGAACTGGAAGGGACGCAGCATCAAGGGCGGCGCCGAGGTCTATCCGGTAGGTTCGGATACCATCAAGTCCACTATTTTTGCTAGGCTCAAGCTAAACGAGCCTGGGCCGGGTTATCTGCACTTTCACGCCGAGCTTCCATCGGACTATTTCGACCAGTTGACGGCAGAGAAGCAGGTAACCCGCTACGTTAAGGGTTTCCCGGTCAGGGAGTGGGTCAAGAAATCGGGCGCGCGCAACGAGGCGCTCGACGTAATGGTTTACAACTATGCGGCATTGCACTGGCTTTATATGCGGCACAACCGGCGAACAATCTGGGATCAGATGGAAAAATCACTGAACATCACGACAAAAACAGAGCCAGCCAAGCCGCCGGTGGCACAGAATAAGGCCGCGCAAGGTAAAATTAAGCGCGGCAACTTCATTGCCAACTGGTGACAACATGAACGTACCTGCACTCATCTATGGTGGCGACACTGTAAAGTGGCATGAGCCGGCCACGCCGGACTACAGTAGCACGACCGGCTGGGCTGCGGCGTTTGCATTGCGCCACTCAACGGGAAATGACGCGCTGAACATCACCGGCGTGTCCGATGGGGCTGGCGGCTGGAACTTCACGATCACTGCCGCGCAATCTGCGGCTTTACACGCGAACGGGCACTGGTGGCAGATGACTGTCACGAAGGCCAGTGAGAGGTTCACGCTTGGCACAGGTTACTTGACCGTCCAGGCCAACATTCCGGCTGCTGGCAATACTTACGATGGCCGTAGCCAGGCGCAGCAGGATCTTGACGCTGTACGCGCAGAGATGCGCGCCAGGATTTCTGGCGGCAGCGTGCAGGAATACAGCATTGGAAATCGCAGTCTGAAAAAGATGCCGATGGCTGACATGATCGCCTTGGAAACAAAGCTGATGGCAGACGTGGCGCGCGAAATGCGTGCCGACCGCCTTGCAAAAGGCATGAACAGCGGCCGTGCCGTTTTTGTGAGATTCTGAAATGGGAATTCGTGACTGGTTCAGCCGCAAGCAGCCAACGTCTGCACCTGCCCGCCGCCGTGGTTTCTCAGGTGCCATGTACAACCGCCTGGTGGCCGACTGGATCACTAGCAGCACCAGTATGGACGCCGAGATCCGCAAGGATTTGAAGCGTCTGCGCGACCGTTCTCGCGACCTGGTGCGCAATAACGATTATGCCCGCAGCGCCCAGCGCGCGATCACCAACAACGTGGTTGGACAGGGCGTAACCATGCAGGCTTCTGTCAAGATGCGACGAGGCAACCGCATGGACGACAACACCAACAGCGCCATTGAGGCATCGTGGGCGAAGTGGAAGCGCAAGCAATATTGCCACACCGGCGGAATCCTATCGTTCAACGACATTGAGCGTCAACTGATGGACGCCATGCCAGAGTCGGGCGAGATTTTTGTGCGCAAGGTTCGCCAGGCATTCGATGGCGGGCGCGTGCCGTTTTCTTTGGAGGTCATCGAGGCGGACCGCCTTGACAGCGACCTCAACGAGATGGCGAAATCTGGCGACGAGATCCGCATGGGTGTCGAGCGCGACAATTGGGGTCGGCCGGTTGCTTATCATTTTAAATCCGAGCATCCTGGCGACTATCCGTTTGGGGCTGGCGCTGTTGCCAACAAGACAGTGCGGGTGCCGGCGGCCGACGTGATCCACCTGTTTCGCCAAGAGCGGCCAGGCCAGACCCGAGGTGTGCCATGGATCGCCAGCGCGATTATGAAGATGCATCACCTGCAGGGCTACACCGAGGCCGAGGTCATTGCTGCACGCGCAGAGGCGTGCCGCATGGGCTTCATCACATCGCCAGAAAGTGATGCCCTATCGGATGGCCAGCAGGACAACCAAGATGTGGCTAATTTTGAGCCGGGTCTGATTCAGCGACTACTGCCTGGTGAAACATTCACGGACAGCAAGCCGAACCGCCCTGGCGGCCAGTTTGAGCCGTTCGTGCGGGCTATGTTGCATTCGCTGTCGGCCTGCCTTGGCGTGAGTTACGCCACCCTGTCGCGCGACTATTCGCAGGCCAATTACAGCAGTGGCCGGCTGGCACTGCTTGACGACCGTGACAATTGGCGCGTGCTGCAATCATGGCTGATCGAGAACTTCCACCGCCCTGTGTTCGAGGAATGGTTAGACCTGGCCGTGCTGTCTGGAGAATTGGACCTGCCTGGCTATGAGTCGAACAGAGAGCCGTTTCAATCCGTTAGATGGATTCCGCGCGGATGGCAGTGGGTCGACCCAGCCAAGGAAATGGCTGCTTACAAGGAAGCTGTTCGTTGCGGTTTCACCACTATGTCCGACGTGATCGCCCAGCAAGGCGGCGATATTGAGGACGTGATGCAGACGCGCCAGCGCGAACTGGAGATGGCCGAGAGCATGGGTCTGGTTTTCGACACCGACCCGCATGAGACTGACGGAA